TTCTGACCCACTTTTCCAATGGGACGAAGACCGAATGCGCCATTTGTATTGGCCATTTGACAGCTCCTTTAGCTTTCAATTAATCGGAAGACCCACGTCCTCCGAAGGATACACGACTTTGCCGATTGTTTTGAATCGGCATTGAAGGATGTGACTCCTTCATTAGGTCCTGATCGACAGCCTGCATCTGTTCGCGGGTCCGGGTCCCGTAATACGCGGATCTTTCTTGGGCAGTTTCGATAGGGATGCGGCACAGCATCAGACCACCTTGGCCAATCACACCTGCGTGACTACCAGAGTCAATCACAGGAACGTGATAGTTTGGATATTCATCAGCGCGGACAGGTTCCCATCCTTCGCGGAGCTTGGCGTTGACATTCATTTTGTCCTCCTCGCCTCGCATAGCTGTTCGTATCCAACGATGCACATAGCCCTCAGGGGCAGCAGGTGCTTCAAGGTGACTGGGCGGCGCCCATGGTTTTCTGCGCGACTCTTGTTCGCGGGTCTCAGTTGCTCGTGGAGCTCGTTTGTTATCAGTCATCAGATCAATCCTTCACGTACTTGGCATATTCTTCCAAAGGGACGTTCAGCCGTTTCGCAATTGCGATCTGCGACGGTGAAAGCTTCACGGTCCTACGCCCTGATTTAGTGCTGCGGGATGCAGAAGAGCCAGCAGGTGCGACCTGGTTCCTCCCCGGTTTCTTGTCCGTCTGGAACTTGTTCGGGAACTCCGAACGCATTCTGCGGTCAATCTCACTATAGTACTCATCGCTCTGTGGGTCAAACCCCTCTTCTTCGACAAGTTTACGGTGAACTCCAAACGCGGCGTATGTCATGACTTCGTCCTGACCAAACCACGTATTTGTCTCAGCCCAGCTCTGCGCCTTTGCGTCAACCTGCACAGGCGCTTGTTGCTGCTGAGGCTGAGGCTGAGGCTGTTGAGCGTACTGCGGCTCTTGCTGTTGTGGAGCAGGGGCCTGCAAACGCTGATCTGCGCGTTGCTTGGCTAGCTCGTAACGATCCTTGTCAGAAGTCGCACGGGCCAAAGCCTCCTGCGCTTCGATCATTTTATCGGTGTCGCCAGAGTCATACGCATCTTTATAGTTGCGACGGGCGGAGGTAACTTGAGCCTCGATCCGTGCACCGTACTCGTTGAGGTAACCACTATCCAGCTGCTTCAAGCGGCCTTCTAGGTTTTGTTTCTCTTGGAGCAGTTGCTGGGCCACGCGAACTGCCTCTTGGCGATCACGCTCCTCCTTGCGGAATTTCTCAGTCAAGCGAGAGATGCGCTTCTGCACACCCTTACTGTAAGACTCCAATTCTTCAGCATTGTCATCAGGCTCCGTTTCCGGCGCACTAGAGGCGGTCTCTTCTACGTCGTCAGAAACCTCCTCTTCTTGCTCAATGATGATCTCTTGATCATCATCCTCAATGGGCTTTTGTGCTTCTGCAGACATGTTCGTCTCCTCAAACAGATTTGATATCAGTGGGCTCAAGAACAGTGGCGATCACTTCATCATCGTTAATGATGCGGATCTCTCCACCTTCGATCTTGAACCGGGAGCCGGCGTACCGGCCAATGCAGACCCAATCGCCTTTTTTGCACCACGGCTCAGAGTCGGGCCCAAACTTGTCGGCGTCCTTGTAGGCAAGAGGCCCAACGCTCAAAACGTAAGCAACAACAGTCGCCACGCTTTCACGGTCCCGAATCTCATCCGGTATATACAGGCCGCCCTTAGTTTGAGTCTCTACCTGATAAGGCATGACTAAAACCCGCCAGCCTGTCGGCTGAGGGAGGCGATCTAGTAAGGGCTTTTCCACAAGGGAGGGGTCTAGTACGCGGTCCTTAGGGTCCACGTACGAACTGTCGAGAGAAGGTTCCGCGCTAGCTCCAGTAGGAGCAGCAGCCTTGGCTGCTTTTTCAGCGTTGATTTTCTGCGCAACATGGTCAGGAAGATAAAGTTTCTTCGTCATAATCTGCGTTTTTCTCCAGCAGGGACTTCATTTCAGCCGAAGCGTAGGATAGCCCCCGTAACTCTCCTACCAGCTTTTTATACTCCTCCCAGTTTGGAAGGCCGTCGGACGCCATAACATCCTTGATGTACTGCTCCCGCTCACGCAACAACTTATACACACGTGATGCGAAGTCTACAACATCCATTATAGGTACTCACCATAATCATTTTCTAAGTCAGAGGTGATTGGACCACCCTCTACCCACTTATCACATGTATACTCCGCGGAGCAACAAAACTTCAAGAGCTGGCAGTAGCCCACTTGACCAGAGTCATCTCCGATGCAATCCAGGATTTCTTCTGTCTGGTTATACGCAGCGCAGTTCCCGCAAACATCACTCAACCGGAAAGCGCCGCTCTCCGATGGATCTCGGTAATCAGCGACCTCGATCGCCTCCTCCCGATTCTTGTTGTTCAGGTCAGAGTCTTTCGTAGCAAGAGGACAGCTCAGTCCGTCTTCAGTCTCTTCATACTTGTCGACAGGGGTCATCTCCCCAAAGGTAATCGTAATAGACGGCATCAGAATACTCCTCTGAACATTTGGGGACGAGCAATTGGGCTGAATGTTTTTATCACTCCACCTTCTGCTTTTTTCTGTGTAGCTGTATTCAACGCAATCGCTACAGCTTGCTTCTGCGGGTAGCCCTCATCCCGAAGCTTCGAGATGTTGGAAGATACGGTCTTGTCAGACTTACCCTTCTTCAAAGGCATCAGCTGCCTCCTTGGTTGCGCTGGGCAGCCATCTGCATCTGTGCCGCGATACGCTCACGGTTCACATCGTTACGCTCATCTGCCACGTCTTCTTGTAGCTCTAAGCGAGCAGCTTCCGAAGCGGCCTTCTGCTCCAGTTTGGCTTGGTCCATCTGCAGTTTAGCCTGGTCAATCTGGCCGTCCTGCATGATCTGTTGTTGCTTGAGCTGGAGCTCACTATTGCGGATCTGCACCAGTGGGTCTGCCATTGGGTCTGGCGCCGGCGGCATAATCTCAGGAAGCATCTTATCAAGGATCTGCTGCTGCAAAAGAGCCGCGTAATCGGCAGAATGCTTGGGATCTTGCAGAGCGGCTTGTGTCTGAGCGATCTGTTGCTGCGCCTGCTGCGGATCAATAGCACCTGTTTGGGCGGCTATCTGCACCTGCTGAATCAGCTCTTGGGACTGCTCCATCATCTGCTGGCGAGCCAACAAGGCGATATGCTCCATGATGTGCGCAAGTAAACCAGCAACAGCATGAGGCGTGGCCTGAACCAAAGGCAGTTTGAAAAACGAAACGTGCGCTTGGATGTGCGCCTCGTGGTTCTGATCTGGAAACGCCTGCAGGGGTGTGCCGACGATCGCACGACCATTCTCCATTGCTGGGTCCATAGGCTGCGGCTTGGGTGTCGGCGGAAGTATCTCGTCAATGTTTTGAACCTCAAGGGCCTGATACATACGACGGTAAGCAGCGTGAACATTATGCATCTCAGGGTTCGACTGAGCTAACTTCAGCTGCTCTTGCGCAAGTGCAACGCGCTGGGCCATAGAGAAGATGTTCGGGTCGCTGACAGGGAGGATGTCTACGCGCCCGTCAAAGTCCTGCTCCTTGAGCTGCTGGTTGTTGCCCTCGAGTTGGTACGGGTAAGTCGTAGGCAGGTTTTCCGAAACAATCCGTGCAAGGATTTTAAACTCTTGTTTCTGACCGTGGTGCAGGCGTTTGTGGATTGCCGATAGTACTTTCATCCCGCGCTCAAGGAGAGCGACAGTTGTGCCTACAGGTTGCTCCTGACCCATGTTCTGCGCCTGTTGATCCGCAACAGAAACAAAACGGCGACCGCCATCAACCAAGGCACCAAGAAGCTGGGCCAAAGTAGCAGAAGGTTCTTTGTACGGCAGTGGGATAATAGCGTCACGGATGTTCCCGCCAGGGGCATCGATGTCACGGAACTCTCCGGGCTGCAGCGGCTCGTCACTATTCGCAACACGCATGCCGCGAGCCTTGAAACCCGCCGGCAGGTTAGACAACGTCCCCGCATCAATCAACTGGCGCAAGATGCTAGTCGCGGCGCGTCCTAGCCCACCAATCATGTGCGTCAGACCGAAGCCATAGAACCCTAAACCTGGAAGGAACTTGTACGGGACAAAGTACGGAATAGCTTCACGAGTTGGATCGGCCTCAGCATAGTTGCGGCGAATGGCCAAGATTGTGTTGCTGCTACGATCAATCGAGACAATGTACGGAAGTTTAATGCCGGTAGGCTCTCCGTCCATACCCATGTCTTCAAAGCCATCAAGGTCCAGCTCAACATGCATCTCAAGGACCGTGCGTGTGTCATCGGTGTATGACGTGCGCGATGTACCCTGCAGCTCGTCAACCTTGCTGCGAACTTCGTTAACCTCTTCGTCGCCGTCATCGGTCAAATCAACATCACGATAGAAGCCAGAGACCTGCATCTTGCGGACTTCGTTGTCCGTCATCTTCAAAACGTGCGTAATACGAGGGGCGCTACGCAAATCCGTGGCGCTGTACGGTACAACAACGTCTTGAGCTGGGACGAAACGAGCAACTGGGCGCTGCTTGGCTTGGTCAAAGTAAAGCTTCTTAAACGTCATCCCAGACAACGGGAGATAAAACAACATCTGATCAGTGTCAGAATCGTATTCGTCCATGCGGTCCAAGATCAAATAGTTCAGGTAGTCCTTCACCCGCTTGGCCTGCTGTTCAGTCTCCGCGTTCTCCAGACCTAGAACCTTGGTTTTAACTGGGCCGCCTGAAGGCAGTAACTCTTTGTAGGCCTGGGCCTGAAACTGAGTGACGCTCTCGGCTACAAGAGGATGCGTCACGTTGGAGGCCCCCTCAAACGGGCTGCTGCGCTCTTCCGTCTTTACGCCCAGAAGCTCAAGCCCCTTAACGTAAGTGTCTTCCCAATCTTCACGGGAGGACAAGTCATCCTCAAACGCACCCACCAAATCAGAGGCAATATCACCCAGTACATCTTCGTCTAAGAACTCGGAGAGGTTAGCGTCAAACGTGATTAACTCTTCTTGAGGCATCTCTTCCATGCCCATAAGAGCCTCGATCAAAGCACCGTCCGGGGTCTCAGTAACCTGAGCACCACCTTCAAACTCCTCAGGAAGATTCAGAGGTATCTCAACACTGGTGTCCATCTGCTGCATGTCAGGCGCAACATTGTTGCGATCCATCATGTTCCCGAAGGGCTGAGGAGGTAGGGCCATTAGTAGTACTCCCGTTTGCGAGGCACTTGATCCCTGAAGTCCAAGTTCTCTTCATCATGTATCATAACGAACCCGCCTTGGCGGAAACGTATTAAAGCTAAGGTCATGCTATCACAAAAGTCGTCATGGT